CAAAGGTTGCCATCACTGAAGAAGCATTTGGCAGGCAGGTGATGAGGCTGCTTTTCGGGAGCTACCCTAGCCAATGCGGTGAAACAAATAAGAGTCTAAATCAAATTTCAATAACCTTGCAAGTCCACCCTTCTTTTAACTTACCCCATCCGTGAACTTCTATCTTCCAGCCTGCTCGCAAGATAGCCGGTAAGTGTTCACTTTCTGCAATCTTCTTCACCCTGGCTGAGATGTTAGCTCTTGAGGTTGTTTGAACTAAGAGCGTTTCCTCGTCCTTAAGACAAAGTATGTCGCCTATGTTGAACAAGTCCTGCCTGATCCTAGCCCACGGGTTCCAGTGCTCGACGATCTGACAGACATAACCACGCTCACGAAGCGCAGCTAAAGACCTCTGAGTAGGACTTACCGACGAACGGCGTTTCTTTTTGGTATCAGCGGCAGAGATTGTCGTCACGATGACAGTCTTATGGGGTTGATAAGCCTAAGATTACTCCATCGCAACAAGGAGCCAACATGAAAATCATACTCACACAAGAGCAGTTAGAAAAAATCATTAAGGAATATTTTTACGACGACTACAACATCAAGATCAACGAGATTGTATTTGCAGCTAACGTAGAACAGTTCTGCACGATCTACACAAAGGAAGCACCATGAGCGTTGACTACGATGCCTGGTTAGATAGAAAACTTTACGAATACGACAGAGAGAGGGAACAAAATGACTACCAACAACAGTTGGAACAACAGGAGCACGAACTTGACCAAGTACAAGATAACGAGGAGTGACTGGATCTTATGCACAGCATTGGGGATTTGCTACGGAACACTGCTCTACCTGTTCATCAAATAAAGGAGCCAAACATGAAATTTGCAGAGTTAAGGAAAATAAACGTAACCGAGAAGGTCGAGAAGAAAAACGGCCTTTCTTACCTGTCTTGGGCATGGGCCGTGGATACATTGTTGCAACACGATCCTACGGCCACATGGGAGTACAAGCCTTACCAAATGTGGGGCGACACAGTGATGGTGTTTTGTGAGGTAAAAGCATTCGGTGTATCTCGCACCGCACAACTTCCTGTCATGGACTACAAAAATAAGGCTATTTCTAACCCTGACGCGTTTGCAGTCAATACAGCTATGCAAAGGTGTCTGGCTAAAGCTATCTCGCTTCACGGTATTGGACTCTACATATACGCTGGAGAGGATCTGCCAGAGGAAACTAAAGAAGATCCAGCAGACCACCTCAAGATCGTGAGCAAGGCTGAGAGCATGGAAGATCTGAAGCAAGCCTTTACGACAGCTTACAAGGCTCTAAAGAACGATCCTGAGGCTATTAAACAAATAGACGCAGCCAAAGAACAGCGCAAGAAAGAACTGACGGAGATCAAATGAGTCAGATTCTCTCCATTGCCAAGCAATCAGGGGTTCTCATCTCACACCGAGATGAGTTCCTGAAGTCGGTGGAAAAGTTTGGCCGGTTGATGCTCAACAGGTCTAAACCGCTAACGCCAACACAAACGGCTTACTTGGCAGCACTCGATGACTGGATGTCTCTAAACGATCTTGCAAACAAGTTCGGATGCACACCACAGAATGCTTTGAAGATGATTCGTGCCCTGGAGGCTCGCAAGTTGGTAACGAAAGAAAAACTCTACAGGAAATCCTGGGCCTTTCACTACAAACGAAAATGAACCTAAACACATTTGAAGAAGGACTGCTGGACTCGATCCAGACAGAGCGATGCAAGAAACTGCTCTGGTCTGTTATCCAACTGGCAGTCGATGATGCCTGCAAAGCACCCTATAAAACTAGACCACAGGACGAAACGATAACTGCTTTACGATTTTTATTCGGAGACCTTTACGAGTCTGGGCTCGACAATTACCTAATGTGGCTTGACGTTGACAGCAAAGAATTCAAGAGACGCATGGTCAATGCCATGTTCTCAGAGCGTCACGATAAGTTCACCGACTTCGAGAGACGAGCCTTCCGAGCTAACTACAACTGGTATCTGAGAAATGAGATCAATACTGACAACTGAGAATGACCGTAGGAGGGTAATAGAGGCCATAGAAGCCACTGAACTTGGTTACATGGTAACTATCTCCAAACCGCCTCGTACAGCGGCTCAGAATCGGTTTTACTGGTCGATCCTGACGGCTTGCGCAGAACAGTTAATGGGCCAGCAATACACACAGGACATCTGGCACGAGTGGGCTAAGACAAGGTTTTTGCCTTCTCGTGTCGTTGAGCTTCCTGGTGGTCAAGTCAAAGAGATCGAGCCTTCGACTGCTTCGCTTACTGTTTCGGAGTTCTCGGATTTAGTAGAGCAACTTCTTCAGTACGCAATCGAGAAGGGATTGATCTGGACAGACGAGATGAAGGACGCTGAACTTGACTTGAGGAAGATCAATGTACACCAACAAAAAACTACTTGAGGCTTGCAGGAATATTCCTTGCGGGTCTTGTTTTTGTGAAGATGGGACTGTAGTCGCTGCCCATAGGAACCAAGGAAAAGGCATGGGCATTAAAGTCTCTGATGCTTTAGTAGCATCTCTATGTTTCAAATGTCACTCATACTTAGACCAGGGAAAAGAAATGTCTCGTGAAGAACGACGAGACTTCTGGAACCAAGCGTACATAAACACAATGCAAGCAATGATCGAACGAGGGATATTAAAGGTGCAACATGGAACAAAGAACTGATGATTGGTACAAAGCAAGGTTAGGCCATCTAACCGCTTCACGGGCCTCAGACGCGCTTGCGAAACCTGGGACGGCTACACGTAGGAACTATCAAATCCAACTCGTCACAGAGCGTCTGACAGGCTTACAGGGCGATTCTTTCACAAATGCAGCTATGCAATGGGGAACAGAACAAGAACCCGTTGCCAGAGCAGCCTACGAAGTCCATACAGGCCATTTCGTCGAGCAGACAGGGTTTCATACTCACAAGTCTATAAAGTGGCTTGGAGCGAGTCCTGATGGGTTTGCAGGGTCTGGTTTGATTGAGATTAAGTGCCCTAACTCAAACACCCATGTCGATTACTTACTAGCTAAGGAGGTTCCCACTAAATACAAACCACAAATGCTTACTCAAATGCTCGTGACAGGTAGGACTTGGTGCGACTTTGTTTCTTTCGACCCAAGGCTTCCTGAACATCTACAGTTATTCGTCGTACGTTACGAGCCTAAACCGGAAGAGCTAACCAAGATCGAGGCTGATCTAGTTGCCTTTCTCAACGAAGTTAATCAAATGGAGTTGTCGCTATGCCAAAAGAACTAACAGGATCAATCAGCAAGAACAAGAAGAAAGAAAAGGATGTTCACCCAGACTACCGAGGTTCAGCGATGATTAACGGGGTCGAGTTTTGGATATCAGGATGGGTTAACGAGGGTTCCGACGGAAAGTATCTGGGGCTAAAGTTCCAGCAGAAAGACGGGGAAGTAAGATCAACCAAAGTCGATGACGACGATTCAGTGCCATTTTGATATGTTAAGCGTACACCACCAAACCATGCTGAAAAAGGCGTTTGCAAAGCGTCCTGCAAACATTTCGGATGATTCTCCGGTCTTAGAGAGGGTTATTCACATTATCAGATCTGAGGCTCCGGAGTGTTTTTGGAAGCCTACAGAGTTGGAAAAACGGAGGTTCTTTAATGCACCACGGCCAGGAACTCCTCACGAGGATGCGGTCTATCCGTTCCCGAAAGGCTTATTATGAGCAACTGGAAAGAGTTAATCGAGAATCAGACGAGGACAGAAAAGTTCAGACCCGTCGAGGAAATATGGAGGGAACGCGGCTGGATACCTCCATCAACAGAGTGCCAAGACACAATGGCAAAGCATAAAGCGTTTAAGGAGTGGTCGATCCGTGGCATCGTGGATCAACCTTATCAAGCAAGTTAAGTCATCTGATGTTGGAGAGATAGCGGCAGCGTACGAAAGTGCACTGCCGTTTGTCGTTCAGGACTGGGCAAAGATGATCTTAAAGTTAGCTAAAAGCAAACGACTTCCGATCATCGAGAAGATCGAAAAGGTACACGGTGACAAGATAGGGCAGATGGTGCGAGACGAAGTTACCGCGCAACACAAAAGACTTAAGACTTAGCCGGAGGGACAACACCCTTAACGCGCTCAAAACTCCTCATCCCAGCAATCCCAAGCATCCCGCTCAAAATAACCCATAGAGCGTCGGTATCTAGCATGGGAGGAGGTTTTACCTCTCGCGGAACGATTTGTTCTGCTTGCATCCAAGTCCACGCCCAGACTAAAAGCGGGTAAGCAAGGAACTGATAGAACATCGCACCCGCACCAACCCAACCGATAGCCGGTCGCCAACCGGAAACAAACATGTTCTGGTTAGCCGCCTCGACCTTGTTGACTTCCATTTGACCAAGATCAATTGCCTGGTCGATACGCTTGGCCTCAAGCTCAAGCTCCATGCGTTCTTTGTCGGATGTGTGCAGGTCTCCGATAACCTTACCGACGCTATCAACGATGGAAGAGATTCCGAGCAGGTTCATAGCTTGAGCGTCCTGTTGATCCAACCCAACATGAACTTCATTTGACTTCTGTCTCGCGTCACGATGTCACGATAACGAGCAATCTTTGCCAGCGCGTAATAAGCCACAAATAGTTCAGGATTGGCTTGGTTGAGTGCAGATATAGTCTTGGGGCCAATAACGCCGTCTGGGGCCGTTTTAACGCATATCTGGGCAAGTTTGATAGATACGGGAACGCCAGCATTGACAGCAAAGTTAAAGAGGGACGAGGCTATAACGTCATGCGTTAAGTCATCGCCTTTGATCTTGTTCCAGAAGTTCTCTTTATAGAAGTCTCGGACTAACTGCGTTGGAGGTGTTTCCTGGTAGTCGATATGCTGCCAGCCTTCCCATTTGGGGTGCATCTTGCGAGCAATACCCGCATAGGTCTGACCGCCTCGATCTCCCTGAACTTCATGCAGGACGTAACCTCCTTCGTCCTCCATCATCTTGTCAAACGCTTGTTCAAAGTTAGCCAACTGCTGCTCCTCGGAAATACGCAGTCCCTTCGATAACCTCGACGAGTTCAGGAGGTAAGAGTAGACCATCTCTGAAACATAGGACAGCAAAGCCTGAGCACCAAGGAACGGGATTGTCCTCAATATAAGAGAACTGACCTCCATCAGGATCAGCTAACATCCCCGTAGAAATACCGTATCTGCGACCTCGATAGTCTCCCCATCCTTTGACCTCTAAGAGATGGGTATGCCCTGAGACCGTAGAGATGCCTGCTTTTAGGGTGTTGTTGTAGCCTGAGTGGATACCTGAATGTTGGAGTCTATGCTTAATCATGCAGATGTCATTGACCATCACCGACCAACTGACAGACCACTCCGGCAGATGATCCTTAAGAGTCGTACCTTGAATGCCTTTGAACTCAGGAACAGATCCGGCTAATCTTTTGTCAAACCGTATGTCATGGTTTCCTGTGGTTCGATGTAAGAAAGTACCTAGACCTTTACAGGCCTTGACGATCTGATCCATATGCCACTGAACCGCTTCGAGTTCATCGCGTAGGCTTGTGACTGGCTCCCAGTCCATAGGGCCATACTTGGAGATAGTTCCCCCGTCGAGAATATCTCCGTTTGCGATAATCGCTTTGGGCTTTAGGGTCTTGATGAGTTTTAAGAGTGCATTGAACCCAGCGGAAGGTTCTCCAGGCATGAAGTGAGCGTCAGAGAATACGATCACATAGCCTTCAGTTTCTAGCGTCGCTCGCCTACGATTTTCAGGTAAGGTAAAACGAGCGTCTTTTGTTGGAAGAAGGATGTTGTATTTCTTCTCGATTGCCCTTCGTCGCTCGTAAACATTGCGAAGAGTAAGACCGATACGGTCTGAAATCTTAGTTGGGCTTCCTAGTTCTTTCCAGACTCTGATGAACTCTTCATCTTCTGACTTTTTTCTCACGCCAAGCTCCGCGCTCTATGCTCTGGATCATCTTGCGCGGAATCACCAAAGACTGAGCGATTGCGTCGTCAGTCAATGACTGACAAATTTTCACGCCCTGCTTGGTCTCTGCTAATAAGAATCCTATAGAGACAACAAGCGGGACTTGAAAGTCCTTGGCTTTCTCTGGGCTATCACCCCACCCAAGAGTGTCGTGGCAGGCATCTTCCCAAACTACTTTAACTATCGGAAGATTGTGCTTCATTCTTCTTATCTTTTATGGCATGGAACCATTTCCAGACAAGCCAGCCGGACTGTAACACAATGTAGAGCAAGGTAGCAACTGCCACCCATTCATTCAGAGTCAGACCGCCAACAGTCACTGCTGTTGTGATTGCTACAGGAGGAGTGGCTTTTGCAACCTCTACCAGTACGTCTGACTTCTGTTCGGGTGTCATAGCATTTGAGATGTCGTGAAGTTGCTAACTGGTAATTCTGGCAGAACTGGCAATTCTGGCAAAGTCTCTGGCAAAGTCTCTGGCAAAGTCTGCCAAGCACTCTCTACCCAAGTCCTGTCTGCATGGTTCCAATTCCACTGATAACCTGCTCTGTCTTGTGGCTTAGGGTCTCTTACGATCCATTCCCAGTTTAGCCATACCAACTCTTTGTCAGCAGGAACGTCTGTCGGAGGCTCTGGAGCCGGCTGCCAGCCTTCAGTGCCATCTGTTTCAGTGCTTGGGATAGACCCGTTCTTTGTCCAGTGTTGCATGGTCTACCTCTATAAAGTTGGAAACGCTGCTGTTGGTGCAGTGAAGTTAGCTGTGTAGCGAGCATCGTTTGTAATTCTTACATCCTGAACGTACGCATTAGCCGCGCTTCCACCTGTCCTGTCAGCACCGATATACATGGAATTGGTTTGGTTGAAGTCTGTGCTTACCGTACCAGTACCGTCATTGGTACCGTTGATGTATATCTTCGTTTGATTGGTGCTTGTACCTTCTCTGACAACAGCAATATGCGTCCAGGTTGTAGCTGATACCGTACCTGTAGACGTGATCGTGCTTGATCCATAAGTAAAGACAACTTGGTTGCTGCTATTGAGCGATACCAACCATCCTGTTGTGCCAGTACCTTTACCGACAAGACCGTAGGTTCCAGAGGAGTTTCTATAAACCCATAATTCAATCGTGAACTTGCCTGTGCCAATTCTTTGCGGAGGTTGATCCGGTATAAGCAGCCAGTCACCAGTACCGTCAAACGAAATACTACTCCCACCCCACTTGCTCTGTGTCGTACTTATCTGAGCATTCCCCACCGTCTCCAAGTCATTCTTAGACGTAGCATCGAAAATACCAGCGTTGGTGAAGTTGGTTAACAAGACTACATTAGTTGTTGCTGTTGGTGGTTCTGTTGGCACTGAAATGGTTTCGGCGGTTCCGTTGGTGTATTTCAAACCGCTAATGTAACCATTCATCACGTTAGCGGCACTACGATCACCACCTATATACAGCGTATCTGTTTGGTTAAAGTCTGTTGATACTGTTGCGGTGGCAGAACTTACACCATTGATGTATAGTTGAAATCCGTTGGTTGATGTATTAGTTCTAACCGCAGCAACATGAGTCCAAGCAGAAGAAGGAATCGTTGTTGTTGTATCCACGTTAGTAGTGCCATGCGTAAACCTAAGCACGTTTGTTGATGTTACTTGTAAAACATAGCCGGTTGATGCGCCGCCTTTAGCTATGATGGAATGAGCCGTTCCTGATGCGTTTCTGTATACCCATGCTTGTATCGTAAAAGCACTAGTGCCAAGACGAAGGTTTGCATTGTCCGCAACACTCAAATAATCCCCGCTACCATCAAAATACCCACTCCCACCATAGGTCGCAGCAGACCACGATGCAGTGGGGTTGAATGGGGAGAAGGCGACTACGGATGGAGTCCCTGTGACGGTTAAAGTATATGTATTGCTTGCGTCCCTAAATCTGTTTGACTGGCATGTCAATAGTTGAGTATTAGTAATCGCTGTTAAAGGTGATGTTGGTACTGTTATAGTGCTGTTATTAGCCCCATAAACATCTGACGTAACTATTCGTACATTTGATAAGTACCCAGTAGCTCTGTACGAAGATGTGTAACTAATATACCCAACATATGTACTTCTCGTGGTTGGGTAATACCAAGTTGGGTTTGATGTATTAGTTCCTACTGATGTGCCATCAATCCATAATCTTGTTGTTGTAGCATTGTTTCCTATTGCTACATGATGCCATGTGTTTGTAGCAATACCAGACGTTGGGGTGCTGATTTCTACTTGACCACCAGCACCATTAGACCATTGAACATAAAAAGTTGTTGAAGTTGCGTATATCTGGTAAGCAACTCCGTTTGATGTACTAAAGCTAGCAGCTCCACCACCTTGGGATAAAAACACTCTATCCACCCAAGATGGCATATAAAACCAAAACTCAATAGTAAAGTTGGTGGTTATATTTGGGTTACCGGACGCCGTTAAGTAATACAAACTACCATCAAAGTAATTCCCCCACCCAGTCTGACTGAACGGTGAGAACGTACCCTGTGTCGTGTTGCCGTTGCGGGTGATTGGGAAACCATCGGATGTGATGGTTGTGCTAACAACTGTTTGAGACTGGCTAACTGTGTAAGTCCCTGCCCCGCCAGTACCTGTACCAAGTGCGGTAATCGTTGTGTTGGCTGTTACACCTGTGCCGGTAATCAAACAACCAACGTAAATCGTTCCTGACGTTACAGCCGTAACTGTCATCGTGGTTCCGGTAATGCTAGCCGTAAATACCGCATCACCAGCCGTACCACTATCTAAAAACAAATTGTTCTGTGCGCCGTTGGTTCCAGAGCCAGGAAGTAGTAGCGTGGTGTATTCGTAGTAAGGGTCTGGTGTGACTGCGCTACCTGAGAAGATAGACGCAATTGCTGCTGTAAGTGCGCCAGCCATTAGGTTACCCCCGCTCCAGAAACATACCAAGTGTCGGTTGCGGTTTTAACGCAAGTCGCTAAACCCTTTGTTGCTACCGTCCTGTTTCCCGTCGCTCCGTTAGCTAACTGGAAAGTAACACCAGCACCGGAGATCGTTAGGTTGCCTGAGTTGTCATTAACAACAAGAATGACTGTGCCAACAGGAAACGCTACGGAGGAATTAGTTGGTACTGTCAAAGTAGCCGTTGAGCCACCCGTAAAGATGACATGCTTACCAGAATCGGTTAGAACCAACGTGTAAGAACTAGATCCACCCGATGTCTGTGGGGCTGTTCTAAAGCCTACGGAATTAGTTCCGTCAACCGTACAGTTACTTAACGTCCCTGACGTTGGGGTTCCTAATACAGGTGTAACTAAAGTCGGTGATGTAGAAAGTACCGTGTTGCCCGATCCTGTTGATGTTGTTACGCCTGTACCACCATTGGCTACCGGAAGCGTTCCTGTTACCTGCGTTGCTAAGTTAACTGAGCCAGGGACGGTCTTTAGGTTTCCAGACGCGTCGTAAACACCGTCTGTTGTCCAAGTGTCATTAGCAGCCAGCGTCACCTTTGCGATCTGACGACTCGTAGACCCGCTAGAGTTGTTATAGGTCAGCGTAACGGTTACCGCTGCTGTATCTTTGTTTTGGATGGTGATCCACTTAACCACCCTTCTCGTGGACGACCCAGGAGAAGATACAAGTGTTACCGCAGTTGTGCCGTTAAGCGCACCGTCGCTTGCTCCTTCCGTAAGCGTTGATGACGTACTGTCAGCATAAGCAACCGTAAATTCGGGGTTACTGGTAGCCGCAGCCCCAGACATCACCGCCTGTATCGTTTTCGTGGTTGCGTCAAGAACTAAAGTTCCCATTATCTTTCCTTAACTAAGAAACCATGCGTAGTTTTGCGCTGTAGAACTACCACCGCTTACAGTTGCCCATGATAAGTTACCAGAACCGTCAGTAGATAAGTATTGACCGTTAGATCCTGCGCTAGACGGGAATGTCAGTGTTGTCGTTCCTGACGACGCAGCCTTAAGCGTAACCGAGGCTGATCCAGAAGAACCGTAGGTTAGTTTGACACCCTTACCAGAACCACCCGTGTTTACAAGATCGATAATCCCGTCTGCGTAGACAGAACCGTCTGCCGCTAGATAACCTTGGCCTACTAAAACACTCGTCCAGTAAAGCGCAGAACTCTGCTTGATTGCTTTGCCGCTTGTACCGTTAAAGACAGCAATGAAGTTATCTGTCGATGAACTTGGGCCGGTGACATCACCACCACCCGCAGGCGTAGACCAAGACAGCGCACCAGAACCGTCAGTTTTAAGAAACTGACCTGACGTTCCATCAGCATTAGGTAATGTAAACGTGACGTTAGCCGCAACCGTTCCAGGAGCCTTAAGCGCGATGTAGTTACTAGAGTCGGTGTCAGCAAACCGCATAGCACCAGTTGCGCCTAGCTGGACGTTTACACCGTCCCAGGTTAGGTTCGATGAGCCACCAAAAGACCCTGAGCTATTAAACTGGATTTGAGTGCTAGATCCACCAGGAGTCGCAGACAACGAAGTCCAAGCAAGCGTTCCTGATCCGTTTGTTGTTAGTGCCTGACCGTTAGAACCATCAGCACTCGGAAGCGTATAAGTAACATTAGACGCTACCGTATTGGGAGCCTTGATGCCTATGTAGTTACTTGAGTCAAGATCCGCTAGACGAAGCGCACCTGTAGCACCTAACTGGACGTTAGAACCGTCCCAAGTAAGGTTTGCGGAAGCACCAAACGCACCAGAAGAATTAAATTGAATCTGAGTGTTTGACCCAGCAGGATTCCCGCCAGCAGCACCCCAAGATAATCCACCAGACCCGTCAGACGTAAGGACATTTCCGTTCGTTCCGTAAGAGGTTGGGAACGTGTAGGTTTGTGTCGAGGTGGATGCAGAACTCGATGGTTGTAGACGTAGCGTCTTTGTGCCTGATCCTGCATCTGCTGACTGGAGTTCGAGATACCCAGAAGTTCCTGCGCCCGTATTGGCCGTAACCTGCATATAGCCAACAAAAGAGCCCTGTCCAGTGTCTGTGATGCTTGCAGACGAACTCTGAATGAGTTTGCCTGTCGTACCATCAAACCTTGCAATCCGGTTATCTGTCGCACTACTGGGCCCAGAAACATCACCTGCCGTTAAGGTTGCGAACTCAAGCGCAGAACCACCAGAGTTAACCTTCAGGTATTGATTAGCAGAACCTAATGAAGAAAGACCAGTACCTCCGTTGGCGACAGGCAGTGTTCCTGTAACACCAGTCGTTAAAGGCAATCCCGTGGCGTTGGTTAGCGTACCCGACGAAGGTGTACCTAGCGCACCACCGTTTACAACAACAGCACCAGAAGAACCTACGTTGACCGCTAGAGCAGTCGCTACGTTAGTTCCTAGTCCTGATATACCCGTAGAAACAGGAAGCCCTGTGGCGTTGGTTAGGGTTCCTGAGGTCGGGGTTCCTAACGCACCACCGTTAAGAACAAATGCTCCGGCAGACCCTACGCTTACACCAAGTGCAGTCGCTACGTTTGTGCCTAAACCCGATACGCCTGTAGATATTGGTAGACCTGTGACGTTGGTTAACGTACCGGAAGAAGGGGTTCCTAATGCTCCACCTGGAGCTATGTAATCCGTTCCAGCAGAAGCAGCAGTTACGACACCAGAGGTTGCCTTTAAGATACCCGTTGTTGTGGCCGCACGAATAACTTTCCCTGTACTTCCGTTGAAGATCGCTAACTGAGCGTCTGTTGAAGAAGCAGGGCCAGATACATCACCGCCAGTAGAAAGCGTTGCAAACTCAAGAGCCGTCCCACCTGAGTTAACGCGTAGAACTTGAAGGGCAGCACCTAAAGAGTTAAGACCCGTTCCACCAGACGTAACAGGAATCGCTGTACCGTTGTAGGTAAGCGAGATGTTTCCTGATGAAGTAATCGCAGAACTTGCAGTCAAGAACGCAGGAGGTGTAATACCTACCGATGTAACCGTTCCTGCGCCAGTTACAGACCCCCACTTAACGCCGCTTGTCTGTGTTGAGTCAGCAATAAGGATCTGTCCATCAGTGCCTACAGGAACGCGAATGTTCGTCGTCCCTGAGTTAGCAATGATGTCGCCTTTTGTCGTCGTTGGGGCTAGAGCATTAAACGCTGCGTCTTTAGCACTCTGCCCAGTACCGCCAGCAGAGATCGGGATTGAACCCGTTAACTTGGTCGCAGAGAGTGAGGTAATCCACGCAGGATCGGCATAAGACCCGTTTGTATAAACACCGTTGGTTACGGTTGCTGCGTTGATATTCCAACTACCACTAGCACCAGAACCCGATGTCGTGACAAATGCACCAGTAGAACCTACCGCTATGCCAAGAGCAGTTGCTACGTTCGTTCCCAGGCCCGTAACGCCCGATAGCGGCATTCCGGTTGCGTTGGTAAGCGTAATGCTCGATGGCGTCCCCATCGCGCCGTTAAAGGTCGTAAAGGCTCCAGAAGAGCCTACGTTGACGGCTAAGGCTGTAGCTACATTAGTGCCTAGCCCAGAGACCCCTGTTGAGATTGGTAAACCTGTCGCGTTAGTTAAGGTCGCAGCAGAAGGAGTGCCAAGGTTAGGGGTTGTCAAAGATGGTGAGGTTGCGCGTACAACATCGCCTGTGCCTGTGGAACTAGAAAACGAGAGGTTGCCTGACCCATCTGTGCCTAAGACTGCGTTAGCAGAACCATCCACGGAAGGTAAGACAAAGGCTGTATTAGACGAGATAGTCGCGGGAGCACGAAGTTCTATGTAGTTAGAACCGTTATCTGCGTCCTCTCCAAACCTTACGCGGCCTGCATTAGCCGTGACACCTGAGACCGTAAGAACATCGTTCGTTGTGAAGGTGTCGCCATCGAGTCCAGCCTGTTGATTTTTAAGCTGACTCATCAACTCCCGAATAGCGTTGTTGATGTTACTAGGCGCACAACCCTCGGCAATGTCGATACCGTCTATGTCGGTGTTATTGCCTGGAGTTGAGGAAAACTCACTTATTTTCGTCTTAGCCATTACTCAGCCTCTTGATTCGAATACAGCAAGCCGCGCATTGCTGCTGGCGTACTGTAGATTGTAGGCGTTCCTCGGCCTATTTGCCTACCCATAAGCACCTGATTGCGTAGATTTTCTACGTTTTGCTGCATCATTCGCTCCGCGCCAAACCTAGATGCAGCCCCAACCGTAGGAAGAACGGCTGCGCCAAGAGGCCCGCCAAACAAATAGCCTGCGCCAGTAGATAAGCCACCAGACACAACGCCTGTCGGGGCTAGCTTGCCAAGGTATCTAAGGACGTTCTGTATATCGCCACCACGAGCAACGTACTTGATAGCTGCTTGCTCTTCGCTATTGAATTGACTCAACCTGTTTTTGTTGTTTGCCAATTGCCTGAACTGCGTTCTAAGCGCGTTCTCCATACCTGACTGAGAATATTGAGAAGCAGAAGTCGTTGCCTTCTCAATAATGTCGTCTAAGGTTTCCGTCTTGACGCTTCTTGACCACAAATTCCTTGCTGTTTTTAACGCGGTAGATCCAGCAGCCGCATTACCACCAATCAAGTCAGCCTGACCAAGGTTCTCAACGTAATCATCTAGCTTAGAAATAATCATTCGGCCAAGCCTGCGCTCGTCTTTTTCAAGAGATCCAGCAGCACTGTTTGCAACACGCCTTAGAATTTCTAACTCGTCTAATGTCTTTGGCGTTTGGCCTTCATTCTGGAAACGCCTTAAAACAGCAGCGACTTTAGGATGTAGGTCTGCGTCAAAACCAGCAGACTTAACCGTAGTCTCAATGTCGCTTAAACGCTTTTGGAAGCTATTAGGCTGCACGATAACGCCAGCAGACGTAGCAACCTCGTAGGCTGCCCTAGCAGCGTCTTTGACAGACTCTCTTGTTGGAACCGTTGGTTTCTCTCCACGCCTTGCGCCAGCTAGACCTCCAGCAACAACATTGGCAAACATGCCAGCAAGCGGAGAATCTGTTGCGCTTTCTACGGCTTCACCTGTCGCAGCACCTACAGGAGCGGCAACCATTTGAGAACCTGGAGCAGCAGCCATTTGCGTAGAAACCGCTCTGCCTGTTGGAGTTGCCGCAACCTGACCTAAGCGCATAAACCCAGGGATTGATGCCGCTGTACCGCCTAACGCGCTAGAACCTTGCGTAATCATGCGTTCTGGCGTTGTTTCCGGTTGAGGCAGACCAATCTGCGTAAGCAGGTTAGAAATAGCTTGAGAAGGTGTTACTTTTAACTGGTATTCCTCTGGGACTATTGCGTTATAAGCCTGTGAAGTTAACTCAGCAGCAGGAACGGCTAAAGATCCAGCAAGCATACCAACAGGGCCAAGAGGAGCACCAAGAGCAGCACCCATCATTGAAGGGGCCATACCTCTAGCCACAAGCCCAGGGATACGAGAGACACGCTGTTCTATGGGCCTATCTACTGGTTGTTGTCTAGCAATGTACTTAAGACCAGCATCAGAAACCTTAGACAGGTCGTTATTAGCTAACGCTTCAAGGTCTGCGTCTGATAGCTTGCTTAGATCAATAGCCATCACTATTTCCTTTGCTTTCTTCTCTCAAGCTCTTGTCTCGCAGCACTACCAAGATCGCCAGGGGTGACTTGTTGCTGCGTCAAAGGCTTTGGCATTTGCGAGAAAACACTATTGATTGTTTGGTTTCTTCCAAAGTCTTGCTCATAAGCATTTTTAGTAGCTACAGCCACTTCCGACAGATAACGGTCTAACTCAATTAACTGGCTTTTGTACTGTTCGTATGTTTGCGCTTGTGCCAAGCTAGCAACAAGATTTTCAAACCTTGCACCTTCTTTTTCTGTGACCGCTCCAACACCGGCTCCGGTTGGAGATGCTGCTCTCATTTCGTTAAGACCAGTTACAAAACTACGGTTAGCTAATTTGTCTATAATTGCTTTTGCGTCTGCCGCCCGTGTCCCAGCGACCTTGGAGATAAGTTCACCTCCAAAACCAGTAGCGGCCCTAAGCCCTTCATCATTATTCAATAAGTTCCTAATATCGTTTTGCGTATCTCGATATGTCCTAAGCATTGACGTAGTTGCTGTCATTACTTGTGGTTGCTTAGACTTAAACTCATTACGAGTTTTTAACGGGATAGCAGGATTGACAACCGTCGGATTGTCTACCGTTGATTGCGTGTAAGCAGGTTCTCCCGCAACAGGTGCTTGCAATGCTTGTTGTGGTGCTGCTTGTGTTGGCGCAGGCTGTGCAACTGGTTGTGGCGCAGGCTGTGCTTGCCTAGTGGCTTGAGGTGCAACTTGCGGGGCAACTTGCTGGGTAGCTTGAGGAGCAGCGGCAGGAGGTGCTAGTAACGGTCTCTGTGGGACAGACGGGCCTCTTACCCCTACCGTTGCCTGTAATTCAACATTCTTTTGTTCTAAAGTAGCAACGTCAGCAGGGCTTGCCATTTGCGCCCAGTTCATTGCTTGTGCTACTTGCTCAGGACTCAATGACGTATATGCAATACCAGGGAAGTAAACCCTAGCATATACCTTTGCAGCAGGAGGTAGTGGAGATGACTCCGCATTGAATTCCGTAACCTTTGCGCCAGTCTCAGGATTAAGACCAAAAACCGTATCGCCGACGGCCCTAAATTCAAGATTTTGTGGCCCTTGATAAAGAACCTTGACCGTCCCATCAGGGTTAATAGCGACAACTCTATTGCCAATTTTTTCGTACTTAGGCTCATTGGTTTTGGTTTCTATTTCCGCCGCCTTCATAACTTTTTCGTATAAGGCTGGATCTAATGCCGCACGAAGTGCAGATGCCGCTTGCGGGTTAATTGCTCGCGTAATCTGCCCAGGCATACGCGCTTCTGGCATAACGTTGCCTTCTTCATCCATTGGAACCGGAAGAGGGATTTGCGCTCCAGGTGTCTCGGTAGTTTGTACAAGTCTAGGCAACTCTTTTCTTGCAGTTTCCATTGCTTGTTGTTTACGAGTCATCTCAGCAAGCTGTAACCCCATCATCTTGTCTTGCACCGCTTGCTGCATTGCACCACGGTAGGCTTGCTGCCCCGCCATCAACCCCTGTCCGACAATCTGACCGATGTTCTGACGTTGTGCAGAAGGCCCAGAAGCCATAAGTAAACCGATACCCGTCCCTAACAGGCCTTGACGCTGTGCTTCTTGACGAAGCCTTTCTGCGTCGTCTGCCCCCATGAGTTGCCCCATGTAAGACGGTTGACTTCCAAACAATCGAGCTAAGTATTCGTCCATCTTGCCCTCACAACAGAGAGATGCGCTTGCGTTGCACTGGTTGAGCGAGCAACGAGTTGAAATCTACACCCTGCGGTACTTGTCCGCGCTTGATGCCTGGAGGAGGTGGTGCTTGCGGGGCTGACTGCTGCATCATATTTATGCCTTGCATACCCATACGCATAGCCGTAGGCGATCCAGAGGAAAAAGCCATTTTAGCTAACGGGCCACCAGCACCAGCATAAGTCGCAGAACCACCCGTAGACATAAGCCCAGGTAAACCAAACTCACCTGTCTGCGCTGCAAGCATTGCCGCCTGCTGTGAACCCATTGTCATCCCAGGCAAAGAACCGTAAGCAGATGCTAGAAATGGATTAGCAGTACCAGCGGCAGCGGCAGCAGTTCCAGCAGAAGCGGCAGCCTGAGAAGCGGCAGCAGCAGTAGCCATCTCAGCAGCAGTAGCGGCAGCAGCGGCTTCGGCTGCCCCAGCGGCAGCGGTAGAACCAATAACCTCGGCTGCAATAAGAGGTTCTACGCCGCTCACGACAACAAAGCCTTTCCTGCTAGTGCTGCACCAAGTACACCTGCAAGCGGGTTAGAGTAACTAGGCGCAACCGTTTGCATCCCTTGTGGCGCACCAAAGGAAGATGAGAGGAATGACTGTAAGGCTGCGTAAGGTGCTTGCTGTTGGTAGTTGAATCTCTGAATAGCGTCTTGCAGGGCTGCCTGTTGGTAGGTCTCTGCTGCCTGACCTGCCTGTGCAAGTTGTGCAATATCTGTGTAGTCCTGCGCAGCCAATCCTGGAGCAGCACCGATAGCCGCTTGTTGTCTGGCCCTCTCTGCTTCGTAGAGATCAAGGCCCATGCCCAGTGCTTGTTGCTGTCTACCTCTCTCAGCCTCGTAACCGGAGTAACCCAACTGTGCAGCCTGCCCTGCAAGAGCGTTAGCAAGTGCTCCTTGTGCGCGTTGCTCTTGACTCATTAAGGCTTCGTTAGTCCCGTAACGTCCCGCCTGAGAAGCGCGAGACCGCATTTGGTTGATTGCGTCTTGGTACTGAGTTGTTGCTGCTTGGAATCCAGGCTGTAAAGCCGCCGTGTAGTACGGATTCTGTCCTAGATAACCACCTGCAACCGTATTAGCTAAGACGGGACTTGTTGCCCCTGCTAGCGTCTCAGCACGAGAACCACCAAGCGTCGTTGCTAACTGCTGTTGCGCTAAAGGCACAAGCGGGTTGCCTTGCATAGCCCTTGTTTGCATCGCAGACAGCGCAGATTGCGTCTGCTGAGACGGGCCTACATAGGTCTGGCCTGTGTAGAACTCAGGGGCACCCTGTTGATAGAGTCTTTGCGCCTCGCTTAGTCCGTACTGGACATAAGGGCGCATCGTCGGGTCAAGTTCGGTTCTCGTAACCGTGTTTGTCGTACCGCCAGCCATGTTAAACCTCTCTCACCCACTTACGGGGTCTAAAACCTAACGCCTTAGCCTTGCGATCCCAGCCTTTACGCCACGAATCAAAGCTGATAGTTTTCGCGCCACCACTTCTCGCAATGCCGAGAACATGATCCAAGCCTGCACGACTATCTCCCTTGCCATAAGCGCACCAAATATGCAAATTATCGCCGATAGGCTGCAAAACAACAAAGCCCACAACAGAGTTATCCTCAACAAACACCCAAAGAAGTGATCTTCCCGTAAAGCAGTCCGAGTAAATGTCTTCAGGTATCCACGATTCTGGGCTTTTCTTAAGAATGACTTCCAATCCTGGCTTGATGTACTGCCAGACATTTCTTAGCTCGTCTTGTTTGATGTATTGCACATTCATCCGACCACCACATAGCCGTATGTCATATCAGACGTTGAATTAGGATAGTGCGTAACAGTCGCAGAACCGTTCGTTACGCTTGAAACATAAACCAATGGCCCATCAGAGATGTGTTGCATCGTCAAAATAACCGACGGTGTTGCCGGTCTTGTCGGGCTTGATTGTGTCCCTATGTACTCTAGCCTTACTTGTGTGCTTGTTGCAGCCCAGATAAGTTCAACATAGTCATTAGCCGCGAGATCAACAAAAAGGTTAAGCGCGGCAATCAAGTGCCCGTCTGTTCCACCATGAGAATTAGGAATCGAGAACTGAGAATTGGAGTTAGTAAGGTCAGTGCCGTTTTTTCTTAGCCACAAGTCAGCGTCTCGGATCTGCGTGTCAGCGTTTGCAAACTGCACAGAAAACTGAAGGTTGTACTTCCCAGCCGCCCTGACGTTAATCCGACTTGAGTTCGATAAGTAAACGTTATTGCTTAAATCCGTATTGGAAAACGTGACTGCATAGGATGCCGTTGTGCTTGCAGCCGTTTGGTCGTTAACGTCGAAAAACGAGCCGTAGGGCAATCCACTCACATAGGCAGCAGCAGAGTAAGGGATAAGAATAATCTTGCTCTCTACCCCTATTCTCGCGTCTGTTATCGTGGTTGTGGTTGCGTTTCCTGTGGCAAGCGTAACCGTTCCGGTGTTATTCGTCTTACCGTCCATGATGTTGCGGACAATCTCAGCAACGGCTCGCTGATCGCCACCAAACGGAGGTAGCGTCCTGAAGATCATCGCATACCCTGTGGCACAACCGTCACATCCAGACCAACCGCTGAAGTCCAAACACCAGAAGGAATGACGTTCAAACGATGGTAGGTTCCTGCCGAGCGTAGACCTATCCTGTTATCAGAGTTCGAGGAGTATGTGGAACCCGTGAAGTCTGTTTGTTGATTCAAACGCTTTCTGGAGTTGATCTGTACGGAACAAGAACCGCTGTCAATAACAGGTCTCACCAAGGTGACAACCGAAGGCATGTCATTCATGGAAAGGTCAGGCGTAATAATACTGGCCGTTAAGTTTGACCCTGAGAAAGCTGCGATCTTTGTTCCTATAGTTCCTGTAAGAAGGTTAGATGTAACCGTGTACCCAAAAGAATCTAGGCTTGCAGGCAGCGTATCAATGCTTCCGTATGCGTCTAGTTGCTCTAACGTAAGACCTGACGAAGAAGATGTCGTTATTGCTGTTGAAGATGCAATCGAATCTAACGTAACCTCAGCATGAGACCACTTAGAAAGGTTGAAGTTGTAAATGAGCAGAGCAGTTGTTTGGTCTACCGTCTTAAACGCCCATATCACAAGGTTTTTAAGGGGGTCTACAGCAGCAGACATCGTAGACAGTTGTGAGATGTCTACCGTATTGAAGAACCAACGGTCGATCTTCTCAACGGAAATAGACTGCACAGTCTGCCCATTACAGACATAAAACCCGTCATCAGACAAAAAGAAGCTCGATCCTGCGTACTGAACGATAGACCCAGACTCTAAGCACCCTAAACCACGCGAGATCGTGTCAAACTGAAACACAAGAGGGCTTCCAACGTAAGACATGCGGACAACCGCACGATCCATAAACACGAGCCCAAACTCACCGCCCGTCAAACCCTTGACATGCCCACCGTCTGGGATGTCTTGATAGTCTGCTTGCGTTGTAGCGGAAGGAGTCCAGCTTGTTTCATCACCTAACGCGCACCACTCGACTCTATTGGGGTAGACCGTTGTTCCGTTGTTGAATCCCGCAACCACAAAGTCTCTGACCGTTGTTACATACCTTGACTTAGGCGCAGCAGCACCAAGGTCTGCAAAGGCTGTGGATGTGCCTAATAACCATCCCTGAAGTCTGTCGCCACCATTAGCGGCAATCAGTCGGTTGCCAAACTGAGCAAACCGCCATTTCTGATCTGAAGGGGTTGTATAACCTCCAGCCTTAGAAACGTCCGTAAGGTTCCTGTTTGTTCCTAGCTTAAATAGCTTCGTCTCGCCGCCCGCAAAGACCGTGTTTGACTCATCCGTAGAAGTCGCAGACACAACTTGATTAAGCGACTCTGAAGCCGCATTGCTCCATTCACTAGGCGCAGATAGAGGCCCATAACCCACCTGTTGAGGAATAACGTTTAACGCCTCAACCAGCGCACCTGCTACCCCTGGTTGATCCGGCAACCACTCACCAAAGTTGACTCTCATCGTTTAGCCAACGTCATGGTTAAAGGCACACCCGAATACTGACCTTCCTCGTCTGAACGCGTGAGTGCAGTTATAGCGCGATCATAAAGCGCACCCCAGGTCTGTAACCTGGGATCGTTCATAAGGTAGGGCTCGGCCTCGCCTAGCGACCCGTAGAGGAGTGCATCCGGACAGGTCGTAAGCCAGAGATTTGTCGTGTTTGACGTAGATAAAAACGCAGGGGCCGCGTAGTAGAGGATCTTGATGTCGTAATTGCTGTCAGGAATTGGGGCAAATTGAATCGTAGACCCAAGGATGGTGTAGAAAGCTGGTACACCACTTTGGTTCGTCCTACCGTTCCGAATAAAGATGCTCGGCGTTGCGAACGTAATAGGGAAGTCGGGGTCAGAGTCAACGTACACATCCCTTGCTTGCAAGAAGTCACTAGGGAGGTTAATTGTCGAGACTCCACCGGTCGCCGTAACCGATGTTTGCGTAAGCATTTGCCGCAAGCGTAAATCTCTACGGAGTCGAATCTCTGCGAGTTGGATGAAGTCAGGGATCGCGGAAGTAAGATCATCTCGTGAGAGATAATTAGCTATTGTTGTCTGTAGATTGGCGTAACTGTTTAGGGCCATATTCGACATCGCTCCACCGGTATTCGTGCGTCCCGATGTGTCCTATTTCGAGGCTCAATTCGTGATCCACGAAAGTCTTAATCCCGTGATCTAGGGCTTTCACGCAAAAATGCACATCTTCGCCAATTAGACCACCCGCCCCCCATACTACATCAAACCAAGGTTGCGGCATAGCCTCAAACACAGACTTATGGGTTAGCACAACCCCAAAACCTACAGCAGTCACCTCTTCGATACCCTTCTTGCCTCGACTCTCGATCTTCTCAAAGATCTCTTTATCTTCGTGAAAGTTAATCGCCGTCGGTAAAACTGGTTTACGTCTCGTGACTGCATTAACCCCGACAATCTTTTGCCCGTGTGCTAACAGCCGTTCTAACGTGTTCTTAGGGAATCTCATATCCGAGTCCACCCAAAGGATGTACTCAGCACCATCGGCTAACGCTTCTTTGGCTAATGACTCTCTTTGACTGAATATGAGAGTGCCTGGGGCTGTGTACAAGAGGAACGATCCGCCTGTTAACGCGCATCTATTTGCCCCGTCGTATGCTGCCAGTCGAGCCATGTCGAAGGCAGTCCCCGTCATCATCGTGTCCCGACATGGAACACAAAAGGCTATTTTCATACTTTTCCTGGACGAGTTCTGAAGTGTCTGTTCTCTGGGTCGTTCATCCACGCCCTGAATTTCTTTTCGTCTACGATGGCAAAGCCACGCATGATCCCTTGGTTGTTTAGATCGTCAATTACTGCATAGGGTAGTTGAGCGTACCGCGTCCACTCACCCCAACGCTCACGCTCGTCAGTGGCGTTATAGAGTGCTTTGTTCTGCTCGATAATAGCCGTTATGTCTTGAACTCTTTCAAAGACATACTGGTCGTCGGTTGCATGAAATTTAGTTTTGAGCATAAAAAAAGGGAGGTTGTTACGCCTCCCTCTTTTTTACCACAGTTTTTGTTACGCTGTCTTGAGGTCAGCCAAGATACCGTGGGCAGCCTCGTTACGCATTTCCATCGTGAACTCAGCAAGGATCTGGGTTTTCTCGGAGTCACCAGTCTTGGCAAGCTCGTTGGTCTGGAAGGGACGCAGATAACCAACTGCTGCGTATTCCGGATCAAGGATGAACGCGTCACGGCTACGAACGAACCTATCAGGTACAACCGAAATCGAACCGAAGTCACTTAAATAAACATCAGCCGCGCCAATGATGGTCGTCGGTGCATCAGAAGGTGCCATGTAACGCTGTGCTGCGATACCCGCGAAAGCCGAAACGGTCTGCTTGAGAGCAGGGCCAACCACGAGGATCTTGGGGCTTCCACCAGAGGTGTAAACCTGCTGAACGCCATCCTTGAGGATCGTCTCGGTAAAGGTACGGGTCGTACCATCCGAGCGAGTGCTCACGCCGATTGTGGTGGGGTTAGCACCGTCGGTCGTGTTGTAGTTCGAGTTGGTCTTGAGCCAAGACAAAAGCGAACCCAACTTGCGAGCCGTGGTTGAATTGCCAGCACTACGTCCCTGGTTAGCAGCAAGAATGGTCTCTTGGTCGCGCTTTAGTTCCTGCGAAGCCTTGGAAAGCTGGTAGGCTTTTTCTGCGCGTCTGCCTGCAAGGTCAACAGCCATCATGGTTCCTGACACCTGGATCGTCTTAGCAACGATCTGAGTGTAGTTACCGAGACGGGTCGTCGGGCTGATAGTTGCTGCGGTTGCGTCGTCACCTTCAACCTGTGCGTTGTTGGTTGTTGCTGCTGCCAACGTGTCGGTCTGCCACTCGTGGTAGACAGCCGTTGCTTTGGTGCGAGCAAGCGACGAAAGGATAGGTGTCTCGGTCGGGCTGATGTTGTAAATAACATCGGTTAGATCTTCACGCTGACCGATAGCGGTGAAGGTCTGGAATGTACCTGAAGGAACGGCCATTTTTAACTCCTGATTACAAGAATCTTTCAAAAACCCTTGCAGCGTCCTGTCGACTACCTGTCTTTTTGAGACGCGCAAAGTCCTGTTTTGCTGCTTCTGACTGAATGGTCTTACCTGTGGCAGTCCCAGGCTTTAGCAACTTCGGAGCCTCCGTAACCTTTTTGGTTACCCCAGGCTTACTTTGCTGCAATTTCTGATACTGCGCGGCCATCCATAACGTCACCACGGCACGAGAGTCAGTCGCACTTGCAAGTTCCGCATCCGAATAACCAATGCTCTTTGCAAACGCTCGTAAATCACTACGGACTTTCTCACCCTTTTTCGGATCGGCGTAGTCTGGGATTGCACTTGCAACCTTCTGCGCCTCTTCCGCGATGCGCCTCTCCATATGAACCTCTTGCTCGGCTTGTTGCTCTCTGGCAATGCGTTGCTGCTCGGCTCTTAACTGCTGGAGTTGCTTCTCTTGGCGAGTCATTTCCGCGACCTTCACCGCATAAGCTATCGGATCGGTCTCTTTCAAACTCTCAATATCCTCACCTTGCATCTGCTGGCTTAGGAATTGATCCATCACCTTCAGTCGCTCGGCGTAGGCATCTCGTGCCTGCTTTGCTTGCTCGACAGCGGCTTTCTCTGCCTCTACTGCTTTACGCTGTTCTGCAAGCGCGTTAGTTTTTTTATGGTAATCAGTGCCCTTTTGGTAGCCTTCGATCAACTCTTGGAGGGTCACCTCGCGTTCTTCACCTGCAGCTTTCACCACAAAACGCTGTTCCTCCTCTTGAGCCTCCTCTTGGACTTCCTCAGACTCAGATTCACTGACAGCAAGTTCCTGTTCTTCTGACTGGGGTTCTGGTTGCTCCGCTGGAGTCCCACCACCATCCATCATCCCAAGAAACGCATTTGCTGCCTGTCCCACTGTCAAGCTAGTCCCTTGCGGGTTGCTGCTTTCCATAAACTAACCTCTACTTAAAAAGTTTGAATCGTCTCTTGTTCATCTCGCCTTCGGCGGCAACGGACTCAAGACGCGCTTTCACACGACGCACTGCGCTAATCATGAGATACGAATCCTCACGAAGCTCAATGTCGTCCTGATGACTATTGATAATACGCTCGATGTTGTCTTTTTCCAACTCAGCGAAGATTTCGTTTAGAAACTCATCGCCAAGTAAAGCCTTTGCTCGCTCCCAACGTTGGGTCATAAGAGTCCTTTAGCCTTCTTTTTGGGGATTCGTGACTCGTTAAGAGCCTCTAGGAAATCCTCGCCGTACTTGTTAACAGCCTTCTTACGAATGACGTACTCACCAACCTGTAGGCTTGCATAACCATCGTCAGGGCTATCAGGCTTGGGCCCAAGCAAACCTTTGACTTTCCCGCCTTTCTCATAAGCAATCTTGTCTGGCGTGATCTTCCCGCCCATGTAGCTTGCTTGGCTGATGTCATTAGCAGGAATTACTTCGCCGCCATAGCTTTCACCCGTTTGGCTTTCGTAAGCCTTCTGTAGCGCAGCCTTATCGAAGACCCCAGGCTGGAATAAAGGCTTAGTTCCGGTGACAGCAGGAACACCAAACTCTAGGGACTGAGGTAACAAACGGGTATATCCAGCCGCACCAGACTTGAACATGAACGGAGCTTGCTGTGTCGGGCCTGCGCCGTAAAAGAAATCAGTTGTAGGTGCCTTTAGTGAAGTTGTACCGCCGCCAACAGTAAACGGCACAAAGTTAGCGGTCGGTATTTGTACACCACCCAAAGCTGCATCAATCACGCTCGCAGGGACGTTCTGCGACATGGCGTATTGCCTAACCATTTGCGCGGATACGTTGGGATTGTCTTTGAATAGATTCTGTATATACGGAATCATCTCTGCGCTTGTGTACGCAGACAATGGTTTTGTATTGTTTACAGGCTGATTGACGACGGATTGTTGTGCGACGGGAGCCTTTGGAAAGTTAAGGCTTGCAACCAATGCAGCCATTTGGCTATCAGGAACACCCTGTTGCCCTGCAAACACTCTGAACTCATCAGGTGTAATGTACTTGCCTGCCGCTTGTTGTTGCGCAATAAGGTTCTGAGCAAACGGAACCATCTCGGTAAACGTATAGTCGGCCATCGTCTTGGGAACGATGTTCCCAGAAGCGTCTAGCTTCTGCCATGACTGTAGAGTTGGTGCAGCCACGGTAGACCCCTGGTTAACTGTTTGGTTTACGGTTTGATCTACCGTCTGATTGTTTGCGCCCTGATTGACTGGCTGTGAGATCGTATTAACGACATCCGTTACAGTCAATGGCTTGATTGCGTCATCTACAGCCTTCAGCAGATTTGCATCAGTTACGCCCAAAGCCTTTAGTTTGTCGCTTCCAAACTTGTTAGAAACGTACCAGTCAAACTGTTGCTGAGGTGTCATCACAAACCACGATGAAGGCAAGTTGATGCCTATGGCTTGCGCGTCTGTGCGTAGCTTTTGCTGCGCGTTTATTGCTGCTTGATAGTTGTTTTTATCAGACTCACTGCTGAACGTAGTGCCATCTGTTGCCGTGTATACCGGAGGAGGTTGGTAAACCGGAGGAGGTTCGTAAGGAGGTGGCTCTTCTTGCGGCGGTGGAGCAAAAACATCCGACACGGCAGACCTAGCCACATCAGGACTAAAACCTAACATATTGGTTAGGCCAAAGTACAAAAGAGTGTCAGGGTTTGTGTTCGGAATCAACCCTTGGTTACGCAAATATTGGATGTCCGCGCTGTTAGGGTTTGAGAAGTATTGATCGACAAACGCCCTAAGCTGATCGGTTGTGTAGCCGTTGTATGTAGCCATGATTTACCCTGGAATCTCGACGTTGCCAGTTATACCCGCGCCAACCTTCATTGCCTTCATCTGCGCTTCTGCCTCGAACTCCATACGCTTTAACTCCAACTCGGCTAAAGCCTTTTCCCTTGCAAGCTGAATATCGGCCATAGCTTTCTGACGCTTGATCTCGATGTCTGCTTTGGCCTGCGCCATCATCATTTGGATAGCAGGATCTTGGCCTTGTTGTTGTTGAGGTTGTGCAAGTGCAGCATCGACCTCTGGGCCTACAGGTTTGAAGAACTCTGCTGAATCTGGGAACCCTGCTGCCTCAATCAACTTTCCTAATACTGATCTGTACTGCGAGACACTCACTAAAGGATTGTTCGGGCCGTACGCTTGAATGATCTGCTCTTGCTTGGACAGAACCATACTGAGCATTGCCATCTTTTGCTCCATGCTCCCCGTACCAAGTCCGACATTCACTGTGCAGTCGTACTGGTTCGACCACTCTCTTGGGTCGTACTGGACGTACTGCCCACGCATCCGAATCAAAACTGCTTTGTCCTGGTACTTGCATAAAAGATGTAATAACCCTTTAAATAAGTCTTTTACGCCCGTTTCTGCAAAGATCCTAGCGATGAGTTCTATCTTGCCTTGTGAGGCTTGCGTAAGGGCTGCTATGGCCGCTGCAGTGACGTTCTGTAGGATGTTAGGGTCAAGACCTTGAGAGGCTTCTGTAACGCCTGTGCGCTTAGCCTGAACCTGATCGAGGTACTCTAAAAGAGGGAAGGCTTGCTGACCAACAGGAGGTGTCGTAATCGGAACCAGCGCAGCAGGATTCTTCATCCTCACCACACCACCAGGCGTAACGCTTAAGAGATCATCGAGGTTGACCTGACCCTCGACAGCACCCATGCGGGTATTGTTTTGCAGGTACAGGTTATCGAGCATCTGCCTCGTTACAGTCGTCTTGATAAGCTGGAGATCAACTGTACGATCAGCAGGACAATCCCCAAAAAACCTGTGAGGAATCGGAATAGGACAGATGGTGTAAAACGGCACATAGTCGGTTTCCTCATTACTTAGGATTTCGTTCCCCGAAAAATGCACCCGTCTTAGTTCTGCGATCCCATCCCCGTCGTAGTCAGTCTTTAGGTAGCACTCGAACACTTCAACCGTCTGCATGGATTTGTCGAGACTCGGCTCCATGTAGGGCTGTTCGTCACGGTTGTATCTTGCAATGTACTCGGCACTAAACTCAAGGTCGTTGTAGACCGGAAGGTTCATCACGATCTCAGGATCAAATCCCATTGAGACAAGATCAGACCTTGTGATGAGTTTCCTGTGCGCGACAAAAGGCGTATCTCGAACGGTCTTTCCTGCCTTAGAGATCAAGAACTCTTCGGGAGGCACATTCTCGACCTTGATCTTTCCGGCTTTAGTTTTCTTCATCAGCGCAACGTTATGGACACGCATGACTTGGCCGTCAATATCCTGCTCAATCGTCTCTTGTGCTGCGATCTCCATCGTCCCGTCAGACATAAGCATAGCTAGCTCATCATCTGTCAGGTTTGCGTACTGTTCCTTCGTGACTGAAATCGAGTCGTCCCAGTAGGCTTTGATAACACCGACCTTCTGAAGGATCGCGTCCTTGAACCAGTCATGCATGATCGAGATGCCTGGGTTTTGCTTCATCAACACCCAATTGCAATATTCAGTGGCTTGCATTGCCATAGGCTCATCACCTGGGCCTACAGGCTCGAACACGCCGATCTCATCAGCAGACGTAAACAAACGCATAAGAGGCGGTAGCATCCCGTCGATAGCTTCTGCAACCTCGCCGGTTACGATCTGGCTACGACCCTCTACCTCGTTACCGTAGGGGTCACGCATGTAGGCAGTGAGCGCGTTCTTACGCTGCTCGACTGTCTCGGTCTCCAAGAAACCTATCGCGTTATCAATCTCACCTTGGAGAATCGCCTTTAATCGTCCGTCATCCATTTAGACCACCCAAGATACGTTAGGTTTCAGCGGTTTAGACCAACTTGTTTGCTCTGACATACCAACCGCAAGATACCGAAATGCGTCGCTCGCATGAGATGCCCAATCGTGCAAGGGCTTATCCCAATAGACTTGACGCTTATCGTCGTATTGTCGCCGATAATTCCTTAGTGCGTCCACTCCACGCTTAGTCTTGGAGTCGAACCAACAAAAGGGAATAAGCCTTCTCACGGCTTGTATCCCGTCGTCAACACCCATTCTCGGCACAATCGTGATGTTTAGCCCTGCTTCTTGTAGGAGTTCTAGCCTAGACCGTCCCGATCCTAACTCTCTGACTTGCACATCGTGAGGCAGTAACTGCTCGGCTAGTTCGTAGTGATTCGTTCTCAGCCAGTTCACATACCAATCGAGCCCTTGACCGTGGTTCTCCACAAAGTCAATGAGTCGTGTTTCTAGGCCCACTCTCTGACAAACCCAGATTGCAGTGGAGTCGCCTATCCCTAAATCCCATGCACAATAAGTCTTAGCTAAACCATCTACAGGGATGTCATGGAATCGCTCAGACGGTAGCTCATTGAGAAGCTGTCCGTAGTAACTCCCTTCGATTGCTGAGTCAAAGGAACACTCAAACTCCTGTAGATACTTGTCGTCTCCCATCTCGGACTTGGCTGCGTCAAGTTCAGCTTGAGGGATAAGACCTGTCTCTGATGCTCGGAACTCAAGTAAGGCCCAATCGTTATGCTGCTCTGCATGGTCTCTTAGGGTCTTAAAGTGGTTGTTTCCCTTTGGGGTTCCGAGGAATAACGCCCATCCCATTCTGTCTGATAAGGCCGGACGAACCACTTCCGACCAAATTTTAGGGTTCTGGTCGCCGAATTCGTCGAATACAACGCCGTCAAAATACTGTCCTCTAAGAGAGTCTGGGTTATCAGACCCCGCAAGTTGGATGCGTCTGCCCCAGAAATCAACCCGAAGTTCTGCAATATTCGCGGTGGCGTTAAGGGGCTCGGTAAACTTGAGGAGGTAATCCCAGATAACTCGTTTGGTCTGAGAGTAGGTAGGCC